CCTTTTCTTTTGGTTTTTTCTGGTGTATTTATATAAATATCCAAAATATAAATATACAATGCCAAAACAATTTCATTACGCCCAAATTAACAGTGGTAAATTTGCAGATTACAAATCTTTTTTAAAATCGATCACTGAAAAATATAATATTTCAAATGATCTTCTGGTGGAAAAACTCTTTCCCAGAAGAATAGAAACTGAATTTGATGATATTACAATTCCAAAATTTGATAAGATCAAGGAATTATTTGTTGACTATATCACAAAGAAAAAAATCATTCATAATACGGCCCGTAATTGGGCACGAATGGATGAATACCCTTCAAGCAGAACTGATAGTTTTGATGATGGTGTGGAAAATAAGATCATCAAAATGTTCTTAAAAGGTGAAACAACCCTACAAGAATTAGCCTTATTATTTAATTTGCACGTTGATAAGGTAAAAAATATTATCTATAGACGAAACAAGCACCAGATTAAGCAAGAATTTTTTAAAAAAAGAAATGCTGCAGTTCATAATGATTATGATAATGGTGTTCCAGTAAAAGATATTCTGGAAAAATACAATTTACCGTATCAGAAATTTTATTATATCATTCAAAAAACAAGAAATAGAAAAAGTAAAATTCCTGATTATATGCCAAAGGTGGTCCGGTTATTTAACCAAGGCTTAAACATTACCCAAATAGCAGAAAAATTGGATGTTCATAAAATTTCACTAATGACGCAAGCAAATTTATTTTGCCTTCTTGATAAAAATGGAATGATGAAATTGAAGAAGAATGATTAATTTTCTTTTTCCTGATCATCAATTTTTTTCTTGGCCAAGAATTTCTCCTTTAAGTTAATTAAAACTGCACCAGGTAATAAACCCAGTTCAACCAGATTTTCAAAAATGGAAATAAAAAGGACTGAATAAAACCCACCAAATAAAAAACCTGGCAACCAAGAAAAAACAGCTTGTGTGCTGCTTAAATGCCAGCCTAATGAGATGATCAAGCAATATGAAGTAAGACTTGCAAGAAAGCGTGGAAAGAGCTTAGACGTAAATGTATTGGTTTTAAATGCCCTTATTACGGCTGTACCAAAATCGCATAGTACTAAGAACAATAACAGGTAAACAAATTTTGGATCGGGGTATATCCATTTTTCAATTAATCCAATCAAGGCACCGGCAATGCTGGTGTAAAGAACATTTAATTTATATTTAAGACCAAAAGTGGTGCTTGCAAAATCGTTTAAGCTGGTAAAACCAAGCATTGTTTCATTATGGTTTTTCATTAAAAATAATATTAATAGTTTTTAGGATGATCGTAAAAATTATAAGAATGAATATTGGGTTGTGGAATATATTCCGGAAAATTAGATTGGCTGCAAGGTGGAAAATACATACCACCGAAAAATCTCATATCCGTTCTTGGTACAATAATATCCCATCCAGAACCAGGACTTGCATAATCAGAAAAACTTGCATAATTTTCTTTCAAGTAATTCATCAAACGATTATTGTAATATTCTCCATTATTCCGGTATTGTTTTGCTCTGTATTTTAATACTTCTTCATCCAATGGTTTCATATTTTCAGATTCCATTTGGCCAATACCCTTTGTATTGAATTTAAAATTGGTTGTTTCCATCAATCCGGCCAATACAAAATTCATAAGTGCTGGTTGAATATAATCTTCAATCAATCTTTCATTCAATGCCGTTAATGTTCCACCGGATGCCTCCAGTTGAAGTGATCTATAGAAAGTTGTACCAAGTGTTTGCTCAAAATTTGAATCTTGTTCAAAGGCAATAACCGGTATTATCAATTTATCATCAATATTGAAATTGATGGGTGAATTGTTTTTAATATAAGCTGGTGATATAAGTAATGTACTTGCCATTGTTTATCCTTGATTTGGGTTAATGTTTGGTGAATCTGGTGTTGGTTGATCTGGTGAAGTTGGTGTTGGTGCAACATCACCAATGGTGTTTGCATTTGCATCAACACTTTCCGGTAAATCGATCATTCTTCTTCTTTCATTTATACTTGTGATCTTGGCCAATTCACCTTCTGACCACATAAATTTCACTGACTGTGATCTCTTAATTTGGACCTTTGCAAAATCAAGCCCGTTATAAGCTAGAATTTTTTCAAGTGCTTCTTCAATTAGCATCTGATCTTGTGAAATCACATCATTATAGAATAATTCACTTTGGGTAATAATCTCATTACGTCCACCAAGCTGGCCGGCTGTTTTGTCAGCAAACAACATTGGTGATGTGATATTATGGCCCATAAATATTCCTTGTTTTACATAATCATTCAACATCAAAAATTGTTTATCTGCATCTGATATTTGTATAGGTGTAACAGATGTTTTATTTTGATCTGTATCAGAAAATGTTAAGATAAATTTACCGGCATTGTCTGTATTTGAATACAGTTTTTGAATCTTATTATAGATTGCTGCTTGTTCTTGTTCTGTTGGTTCTGGACCAACAAAATTAAACACCACTGTTGGAGTTAGGCCCCTACGTAAATGATTCAAATGGTAATTGGAAATATAGTAATCAGTGTTGATTGCATTTAGTGCACCTCTATAATATTCTGCTGGATAATAATATGATCCGGATAAATAATTTTTGATGAACATTATTTGTGATCCACCTGGCTTTTTTAAATTGAAAGCATTTAAATTTTCATATGGATTTTGTCCAAGTTTGGCCCAATCATCTGAAATAAAATATTGGTTCACTCTACCATCTTCAAGTTTTCCGGATCGTAAATCTGCCATATCAATATGATTGATTCCAACAATTTTTGATTTATCTTTTGAATAAATTACTTGCCAAGCAAAACCACCATATAATTGAAAATCACCAGCAGTTTTTTTAAGAATATCATTAAGTGTATCAAATTCATTAACGTTATCAAGAAATAATTTGACCTTTTTTACTTGCGCTGGTGTTAACTCATTTTCATTGGCAATAAAAAAACCATTTCCATATGTCATTTTTGTTTTACGATCAATGATACTTTTATGTATTGGTGATTTAAATAACAGTTCTTGTAAATATTTTGGCCACAAATTATCAGTGCCCCATAATACATATTCTTTACTTTTATTGATTGTAAAAGTGGGTGAAATTTGTTCACTCATATTTACAAACATAATTTTATCACTGTATTTGGATGGTTTACCTGGTGTATTATTTATTTCTTCGTTCATAATATTTATTTCTTGGTTCAATCTTAATTTTCGTAAATTGTATAGCCAGCAGAATTATTACCTTCATAAGTTGTATAAATTGAATTGGTGCTGGTAGCTGAAACACTCATTATACCTGATTCAAGAAGCTTATCATTTAAGCCTACTGTAGTTGATACAATAGATTGTTCATATATTTTGTAATCGTAAATGGTGCTTGAATGCAAATAGATCGTGCCGGCTGTTAAATTTTGGCTTGCTGTATTGCCGGTTATTGTCAGTTGTAAAAGATCATATCTTGTATTGCTGGAAAGTATAACCGGATTTACATAAGAAGTTGTTGCCAAGCTTTGATTGTATAGTTCCATTACATAGAATGGAGAACCACCACTTAAAGCAATAAGGCTTCTTTCTCTGGCTGTTATAATAAATTGATTGGCTTGATTAGCGTATACATTGATCATCCATAATAAATAGTTTAAATTTTATGGGATATGATCAAAAAAAGCGAAGCAGAACTTAATCCACTTCGCTTTAACGTTAAACCAACTATAAATAAATATTTGTTTATTATCCGGCTACTACACCAGTAACAACACTTGATTGTATTTCACGTGCTGGTACTGTTGAATCACCGATAAATACCATATCCCATCCTGAAAATTCTGCAATCTTCTGGCCGGATGTTCCTTTAGAACTAGCATCAATGTATAATCCTTGATCATCACCAATTAACCAGTAAGAACCAGTTGCCTTTTCTTTTGGTTTTTTCTGGTGTATTTATATAAATATCCAAAATATAAATATACAATGCCAAAACAATTTCATTACGCCCAAATTAACAGTGGTAAATTTGCAGATTACAAATCTTTT